ATCCTTCAGGGTGGGCAAAAGGTGGATTCAAACGATTCAATGGCATTGGGCCGTTAGCACAAGATCAAACTCGTGGTTTTATCGCATATGATGCTGAACGAGCTAAGGCAGGAATCAAGCAAACTGCCGCAACTACCAAAAAAGACGGAAGCGGTTTTCGCAATACTTACGGAGTCATTCAGCGTGACCCAGGTGGTGCAATCTTTGAAACAGCAGGTCGAGGAAGTGCGGCATCTCGATCACGAAGTCGAACAAGCCGTTCACGCAATCCACAGGCTTCACAACACTTTATTGGTGTGATTCAAAGAGAGCATGGCGCATTGCCAACTGCTCGCGGTGAAGGTAAAGATAAAGGTCGCGCACTTATTCGCGCAGTTGAGAACAAAAGATACAAAGCATTGCAAGGAATTCGTGAGGCAGTTGAAAAAGCCTCTGCAAAAGCACAGGCACGCGTTGATGCCGCAATCAGTCAAAGAGAGGTGTAAATCGTGGCAATTGTTGAGCGGATTATCACCGTCTATAATGACAAAGGTTCCAAGCAAGCCGTCAAAGACCTCAAAAGTCTTGAGAAAAATTTCATCAATGCAGGAAAGAAAATCGGCAAAGCATTTGCAGTTGCAACAGTTGCCGTGGGTGCATTTGCAGTCAAAACAGGTGTTGATGCCGTCAAGGGTGCAATTGAGGATCAGAAGTCACAGGCAATCCTTGCCAATGCTTTGCGCAACACCACAGGTGCAACAGATGCCGCAATAAAAGCGACTGAAGAATATATTTCCAAGCAACAGATGCTTGTTGCCGTATCTGACACCGAACTTCGTCAGAGTCTTGTTACACTCGCCACGGCAACAGGTGATTTGACACAGGCACAGGCTCTTCAAAATGTTGCTCTTGATACCGCAGCCGGCACTCAAAGAGATTTGCAGACCGTTTCCTTAGCAATTGCAAAGGCATACAATGGGAACATTGGCGCACTCACAAAACTTGGCGTGAGCATTGACAAAACAATTGTCAAAAATAAAGATTTCAAAGGCGCAGTTGATGCTTTAACAAAGGCATATGGTGGTGCTGCAATCACCGCAGCAGATTCTCTTGAAGGCCAACTGAAAAAATTGGGTCTTGCTTATAATGAAATCCTTGAAACTTTAGGGTATGCCCTTCTTCCGGTCGTTCAAGAATTTGCAGAATACATTGTCGCAAATGTGCTTCCTGCACTTGAGACATGGGTCAACACAAACAAGGATGAACTTGCAGCAGGTTTAGAAGGCTTAGGCACAACACTTATGCAGGTTGGCAAGTTGTTGGCAGGATTCTTCAAAGTAATTTCCGAGAATTTGGGTGCAGTAAAAGCATTCGCAGCAATCTTTGTTGGCGCAAAGTTGGCAACAGGTATTTATGGCGTTGTGACTGCAATCGGTCTTTTGCGATCAGCTTTTGTCAAGCAAACAGCAGCAGCAACCGCCGCAGGCACGGCAACGGCGTTTGCCACAGGCGGTGCTTCGGCAATCGCAGCAGCAGCAGCCATTGGCGGTTTCGTTGTTGCAGCAGGTGCAGCATATGTTGCAATCAATAAACTGACAGATGCAACCGATAAGGGTGCAGAATCAACTCAAGCATACAATTCACATTTGAGTGAACTCAACGAGTTTGCAAAGCAGTTTGCAGCAGCCAATGAAAAGAACAGAAAAGTCGTTGTCAAGACAACAACAGACACGACAAAACTGACCGCCGCTGAAAAGAAAGCCGCTGAGGTTCGTGCTGCAATCAAAAAAGCAGGTCTTGACAAATTTGGCATCAAAAATGTTTCAGATACAGACCCAATTCAGCTTGAAGCAGCACGCCTGAATCTTTTGAAGCAAAATAACCTAGAAGAGCAACGCCGACTTGCAGCAATCATTGAAAACATGAATGCTCAAATGAAGGCTAATCAAGCAGTTGAGCGATATGTTGATTTGCTTGGAGTCGTTGCCGATCAAGTTATTTCAGATCAAGAAATCATCCTTCTTGCCGGCAAATGGGGAATCAGCGCAGACAAAGTTGTTGCTTACACAACCGCTATTTTTGCAGTCAATGATGCAAAACTTTCAACAGAAGAAATTGACCTGCTTGCAAGGCAATGGGGAATCACCAAGCAACAAGCAGAGATGTATCTTGACTTTTTCAAATACATCAACGATGGCAAATTAGATCAGAGCGAAGTCAATGCTTTGATGGACAAGTGGGGTCTGACTAACAAAGAAGTCAAGGATTATGCCGACAAGATTTCAAAGGGTGTCACTCCATCTGATTTGTGGCCAACACCTGGCAATCAGGCAGCACAATCTTGGCGTGATGCCCTTGCAGCTTTGAATGCTTATATGTTGGCAGCAGGAACAAAACTTTCACCTACAATGCCAACATCGCCTGTCGTGCCACCAACACCTGCACAAATCACGGCAGTTGCCAAGAAACTTGAATCTTTCACAGGATCGGCAGCAAGTGCCTTTGGAACTTTGACGACAGAAGAAAAGGCAGTATTGGGTGGATACAAACCATTTGTCGGCGCACAAACAAGTATCAGCGCCCCAACAATTTCAGCACCATCAACTGTTGGATTAGGCACATCAGGAACAGGTTCACAGTTACCACCTGGAGTGACAATCAACATGACAGTTCAGGGAAGTGTGACAACCGAGAACGACTTGGTTACAACCATTCGAAACGGATTGCTTCAAGGGCAAAATAATGGTCAAGCAATTGTGAAATCTGCGGTGGCAATCTAATGGCTATGCCTACACTTGGCGTTGCAGTTGACTTTGCCAACGGCCCTGCCTTCGGCAACCCACTTATTCTTGATGATGCTTCAACGCCGCTTGGCGTGGGCATCCTGGCAGATAGCCCGTCAGATGTTGTTGATGTTTCTGACATCACCCTTCGCGCTTCAATTCGCAGAGGAAGAAACAGAATCCTCAATAAGTTTGAAGCAGGGAGTGCAACGATTGTCCTTGAGGATACAAACGGTGATTGGGTGCCAACAAACACCTCATCTCCCTATTACGGCAAACTTTTACCTCTTCGCAAAATCCGCATTTGGGCAGATTACAATTCAGTACGGTATTACCTTTATTCAGGCTACATCACGAGCTATGACACAAACTTTCAAGTCGGTGTTGAATCAGTCTCAAGTGTGACCTTGCAATGCGTGGATGCCTTCCGCCTGTTTTCTAACATCTCAATTTCAACAGTTGCAGGAACTTCGGCAGGGCAGACAACAGGTGCGCGAATGAATAACCTGCTTGATGTTCCAGACTTTCCACTTTCTCAGCGTGCTATTGACACAGGCGATAGCACAGTTCAGGCAGACCCAGGCACCGAGCGTGACCTGCTTACTGCCTTGCAGACAATTGAAAACAGCGAATTTGGCGGTTTCTATATTGACCCTGAAGGCAATGCAACATTCTTGTCTCGAAACACTTTGGCTCAAAAAGCAGATCAGACGGCGACAGATTTTGCAGATGATGGCACAGGCATTTCATATCAAACCATTGACTTTGCCTATGACGACACCCTTATCTTTAACGATGTGACCGTCAACCGCGTGGGTGGCATCGCTCAAACTGTGCAGGATACAAGCAGCATTGAGACCTATTTTATCCACTCAGGAAAGCGTGAAGGATTACTCATTCAAACCGATGCTGAGTCTTTAGATCAGGCAACGATGATCCTTCAATCACGCAAAGATGCCATTTTCCGCATTGACTCCATTGGGCTAAATTTGGCAGATGATGCACAGACGGCTCGAATCCAGGCAGGATTGGAACTAGACATCTTTGATTTGGTCAATATAACTAAGTCAACTCCAGGGGCAGGAAGTGTCACCCTTGAACTATTTGTTCAGGGCGTTCAGCATGACATTACGACCAACACTTGGGGAACAAAATTTTTCACGGCTGAGCCTATAATTCAGGCATTCATTTTAGATTCAACCACTCAAGGAATATTGGATGGCGCAAACTCTGTGCTTTCCTACTGATTAAGGAGCAACAATGGCAAAACAGACATTCACAACAGGTCAAGTTTTGACCGCAGCACAAATGACATCGCTGCAACAGACTGCGATGTTGGGTGGAGCTGCGAGTGCAAAGGTTGCTTCTTATGTGCTTGTTGCAGCCGATGCAGGTGATGCAATCACAATGAATAATGCAGGAGCAACCACGATCACGGTCAACACCGGATTGTTTGCTGCTGGCGACATTGTTACAATCATCAACATCGGCGCAGGCGCCTGCACGATTACAGCAGGAACGGCAACAGTTACGACTTCAGGATCCCTTGTTCTGGCTCAGAATCAAGGTGGCGTTCTTCGTTTCACAAGTGCAAGTGCTGCGATTTTCTTACAGTTCGCAACCCCGGCATCAGGAGACATTGAAGGAGTTACCGCCGGCACAGGTTTGTCAGGTGGCGGAACATCAGGCACAGTGACAGTTTCACTCTCAACACCCGTTGCAGTAGCAAACGGCGGCACAGGAATTACATCATTTGGAACAGGCGTTGCAACATTTCTTGGAACACCATCATCTGCCAACCTTGCTGCTGCGCTAACTGATGAAACAGGAACAGGTGTTGCAGTATTTGGAACAAGCCCAACAATCGGAACTCCTGCAATTACAGGCGGAACTCTTGTTGAAAGCATTGTCAGAGGACTTGAAGAAGATGTCAATGTTGTTGCATCGGCAGCGACAGGAACAATCAACTTCGATGTTTCCACAGCTTCGGTGTGGTATTACACATCAAATGCCAGTGCCAATCACACACTCAACTTCCGATATTCAAGCGGAACAACTCTCAACTCAGTTTTAGCAGTCGGCGATGCGATCACCCTTGTATGGCTTAACACCAACGGATCAACCGCCTATTATCCCAATGTGATTCAAATTGATGGAAGCGCAGTAACGCCAAAGGTTCCAGCAACGATCAGCGCAGGAAACGCTTCATCTATTGATGCCTATGTGTTCACGATCATCAAGACGGCAGCGACTCCAACATACACAGTTCTTGAGACACAGACGAAGTTTGCATAATGTCACCGATTATTCAAACATTTGCAAACGGATCGGCGTACGGATACCGCACACTTACAATGGGGCCTCCCCCAATTACAGTAACAGGTGGCACGCTCACATCTGATGCTACCTACTACTACCGCACATTCACAGCCAATGGAACACTTGCAGTTTCAGGTGGCACACTTGTTGCTGACTGCTTGACAGTTGCAGGCGGTGCAGGTGGTGCAGGTGGAAATACAAGCATAATTAGAAGCACTCAAATAGAAGTAAGTGGTGGCGGAGGTGGTGCAGGTGGCACTTTATATTCAACAAGTGCTTCAATTGCATCTAACAGTTACTCAATAACTATCGGTGCAGGTGGTGCAGGTGGATCAAATGCTAATGGAAATGCAGGAAGCGACAGCACTTTCAGTATTACTGGAAACGCTACTGGTGGAGGTCGCGGAGTAACTGGAAACACATCCCCACCAGGTGATGGTGGTTCTGGTGGTGGACAAGGCGGAAGAAATAATTTGACTGCTGGAACACAACCAGGAGGAAACGGAACATCAGGCCAAGGAAACAATGGTGGTGCTAACGGACAACCAGCAGGTGGCGGTGGTGGTGGTAAAGGTGCCGCAGGAAATCAAGGCGGTTCAGGTGGAGCAGGTGCAACTTACTTTGGAGCAACTTATGCAAGTGGCGGTAACGGAGGCCCAGCAAGTTCCTCAGCAAATGGTGCAACAGGATCTGCTAATACTGGCATTGGCGGCGGCGGCGGAGGAGCTCCTGCATCTTCAGGAGTAACTACTGACGGCGGCAATGGTGGTTCAGGAGTTGTAGTGGTTCGTTATACTCGTTCACAGGCAGGAGGTTGATGATGTCTCATTGGGCAGAAATAGATGAAAACAATATCGTTCTTCGCGTAACAGTCGGAGATAACAATGACCCAGCAGGCGATGAAGGCTACCAATGGTTAATAGATAACCTTGGTGGTACTTGGATAAAGACTTCTTACAATGGAAACATTCGTAAAAACTTTGCTGGTATTGGATTTACTTACGATCCAGTACGAGATGCTTTTATTGCACCAAAGCCTGACGGCATAGGCTGGGTTTTTAATGAAGAAACTTGTGGTTGGGAAAACCCAATCATTGAATAGCAATATAATTTATATAGGTGTAAATATATTCTTTAACCTTAGTTGCATCTAAAATAGGAACAGTAAGTACACTCAAGTCTGACCTAAACCGTTGCCATTGATCGTAAAGGTTTAACGGTTCTAGGTCTGGTGGGTTTATTAAAAAAACTTCAAACTCAAAACCATAGTAGTTTTCTAAGTACCACTTCTCTAACGACCAAAACCACAGTACATCGTGGTTAGGTATGTTCTTAGAGATAGTTAATACTTCTTCGTAGATTGGCTGGTTGCTATGATCTGGGAAATGATCTAAGAATACGCAGTCAAACTTATTGTTTGTGGTGTAACTCTTAGCATCTCCAAGTTCAATAGTTATCTTGTCAGTTACTGGATTTGACCTTACAAATAGATCAATTACTTCTTGAGAAAACTCAATGACCTTAATAGAAGTAACCTCTGGCTTAGCAGCAAGCCAAGTGGCAAGCATTCCAAAACCTAGTCCAGTGATAAGAACATCACCGTATGCCAAATTATAGCAGGCGTACTGTTCTTTATATTCTCTCAGTGACTTAATGTTTAACTGCATTAGTTGCGCTTTATTTCTAAACAAGCGAAAACAATTACCTTCTTTGATTATACTAAAGTCTCCCTGGTTTGCTGGAATCACAGTTATCTTTGGAATAGTATTGCTATCAAACATATAAAAAGCCTAACAGAAGGAGCAACAATGGGCATTTCCACCCGGCAAGTCACCGTCACCACAGCAGCAACGGCGCTCGTTGACGCGACCCAAGAAGCAGAGATGGTTTATCTTCACAGCTCAAGCGGCACATGCTTCGTGGGCAATTCAGATGTAACTGCAAGCACCGGATACAAGATGGATAACGGCGACAAGATCACGATCGATAACAAAGCAAACGGCATCTGGGCAATTACCAGCTCAGGAACCGTCACGATGCAAGTGATGGCGATCGGCAAATGACAGTTCAAGATTGGGCAGCATTAGCAGTTTCTCTTCTGACAATCGGTGGAGCATTCCTTGCCGTGACTCGATGGCTTGTCAAGCATTACCTAAATGAATTGAAACCAAATGGTGGCTCAAGCATGAAGGATTCAGTTGCACGCTTGGAGCGACAGGTTGAAGAAATCTATCGCATCCTTCTTTCAAACAGTAAATAGGGGAGAATAATGTCAGCTCAACTCATTAAGTTTCTTGATGTGGCACGAGGCGAAGAAGGCTTCATTGAAGGCCCTGCCGAAAATCAAACTCACTATCAAAAGGCAAATCAACCGTGGTGCGGAGCCTTCGTCAATTGGTGTGCAAAACAAGCCAAAGTGACTTCAATTCCCAACTGCACATTCACCCCGTCAGGGGCAGAGGCATTCCAGGCAAAGGGCAAGTGGGAAGATGCCGAGGTTGCCACGCCCCTGCCAGGTGACATCGCCTTCTTTGATTTCCCAGGAGATAATGTCAACCGAATCTCTCATGTTGGCATCGTCTTGCAGGTTCGAGATGATGGAACTGTCGTGACAATTGAGGGCAACACGGCACCTGATAAAAAGGGTGATCAGCGCAATGGCGGTCAAGTTTGCCGTAAGGTTCGCGCCTATAAGAAGAACAATCGTGGGAAACTAAAGACATCCTTGCCCGTGTTCATCGTTGGATTCGGCAAGCCTACCTTTAAGGAGTAATGATGTTTGACAAAGTAAAACTTGAAGCAATTGCAAAGACATATCTTCGTGCAGCAGCAGCAGCCGTTGCAGCTCTATATCTTGCAGACCCAAATCAACCTGTGAAGAATTACCTTGTGGCAGGATTGGCAGCAGTTGCCGGCCCTGTCTTGAAGGCGCTTGATTCCAAGTCAACAGAATTTGGCAGAGGAAGCAAGTAACAATGAATCGGGGGGAAATTTTAGATGAGGCAAAACGCCTCACACATACTGATCGTCAAAAAAACTATGGATCACCGTATGTAAATCACAAACGCATCGCCGACCTGTGGAGCGTGTATCTTGAAACTGAGATAACACCTTCACAGGTCGCTTTGTGTTTATGTCTTGTGAAAATAGCTCGCTTGATTGAGACACCTGACCACGAAGATTCATTTGTAGATTTAGCAGCATATGCCAGCATTGCAGGGGAGATTGAATCACAATGGAAATGATCACACTTGTTCCAACTCGTGGGCGACCACACAATGCCGTTGAACTTTTAGCCTGTCATGATGACCTGTCATCTGCCTCACGACTGCTCTTTATTGTGGATTATGACGACCCAAAGGCAGATGAATATGTCTTTGAATTAGGCGATGACTATGTGATCACCTGCAACAATGATTCACGCGGTATGGCAAAACCACTCAATTATGTGGCACGCAAATATCAAGACAAATACAAGTATTTCACCTTCGTTGGCGATGACCACCGCCCACGCACCGCCGATTGGGATGCAAAACTCATTGAGGCGTTGCAACAGGCACCGTCACTTGCCTACGGCAACGACCTACTTCAAGGCAAGCGCCTTCCAACTATGGTCTCAATGACATCAGACATTGTTGGCGCACTTGATGGAATGGTGCCACCGAATATGAAACATCTTTACTTGGACAACTTTTGGAAGAAATTGGGCGAGGATTTAGGCGCTTTGACCTACCTTGAAGATGTCATTGTTGAGCATATGCACCCAGTTGCAGGAAAAGCTGAATGGGATGAGGGCTATCGTGAGGTCAATGCAGAAGAAGTTTATTCTGCCGATTTTCTTGCTTACAATAATTACATCAAATCTGAAGGCTATGAGGTCTTACTGAAGAAACTTCGCAAATGAAACAGGCAATATCCTTTTCTTTGTATGGGTCAGAGCTTCGATACTGTGTCGGGGCAATCAAAAACGCCATCATCGCTCAAGAGATTTTGGATGAGGAATATGACCTCATCTTCTTCGTGGGTCAATCGGTGCCTTCCTGGGTGGTTTCGACCCTGCGCCTGTTTCCCAATGTTCGGATTATTCAAACAGATGCACCTGAAGATCACACCGCCAAGTTGTGGCGCTTTCTTGCCTGTGAACTAGATTATCACTTTGTTGCCTTCCGTGATGCCGATGCTCGACTGTCTTTGCGTGAACTTAACGCACACGAGGAATTCATTGAGTCAGGGCTAGATGCACACATCATGAAGGATCACCCTATCGGTCACAACTACCCCATCAATGCAGGTATGTTCACAGTTCGATCTGCCTTGTTCAAAGACATCCGCAACCTCATTGAATCGGCAGAGATTTCGGACTACTACACCCAAGACCAAGACTTCCTGAGAAATCTGATTTACCCACGCATTCAATTCTCATGCTTTATTCATGACGAGTTCTACGATACTCAACCTGAAGGCAAATCTCTTCGCAAGCCGTATCTGCTTGAACCTGTCAACCAGGTAAGTCATATTGGCGCAGCTTTAGATGAGAATGATAGGTTTATCTTCACCGTTGACCAACAGAAATCTGTGACTTTATCGGGTGATGATAAGTATTTGTATGAGTGGGGGCAATAATGAAAATTCTAATCACAGGTGATGCCGGCTTTGTTGGGCGTGCATTCCATCGTGCGCTTGAGAAGCAAAACCACGAAATCACAGGCATTGACCTAGTAAATGGCAAAGAGGTTCGACATTTCTTCGCCACAGATGACACACAGTTTGACATCGTGATTCATCTCGCGGCGATTGTCGGTGGGCGGATGACTATTGAGGGAAACCCTTTGTCAGTTGCCTCTGACCTTGCCATCGATGCAGATATGTTCCAATGGGCGCTCAAGACTCGCCCGAAGCACATTGTTTATTTCTCATCGAGTGCGGCTTACCCAATCTTTTTGCAAAGACTTGCCTATCAGCAAAAACTGCGCGAAATTGACATCAATCTTGAACACATTCGAACACCTGACTTCACCTATGGTTGGGCAAAATTATCGGGTGAAATGCTTGCCTCATATGCACGAGCTGAAGGTCTGAAGGTAACTGTATTGCGACCATTTAGCGGATACGGCGCAGATCAAGCACTTGATTACCCATTCCCATCCTTTATTGCACGCGCTCAGCGCAAGGCAGACCCATTTGAAGTGTGGGGAAGAGGAACCCAGGTACGCGATTTCGTTCACATTGACGATGTTGTTGGCGCAACTTTTGCAGCCGTGATCAATGATGTAGGTGTCATGAATATCTGCATAGGTCGCCCAACTTCTTTCATTGAATTGGCAGAAATGGTGATGTTGCAAGCAGGTTATCTTGCACCTATCAAAAACAATCTTGATGCACCCATAGGCGTTGAATACCGAGTAGGCGATCCGACTCAAATGTTGCAAGTCTATGAACCAAAAATTTCTCTTGAAGAAGGCATTGCTCTCGCACTTGCCGAATAAGAAATCCCCCTCACCATTGGTCGGTCATGGTGAGGGGGATTTCTTTGTCTTTTTAGGCTAAATCCACTCCATCATCGGTGCAGGTTGGATGTCCTTGACGACCTCATAGAACTTGCCTGATTCGTGCAATGATCCTGCGCCTACAACATATCCATTGTGTTTGATGTCAACACCTTCACGCAATTTGCCCTTGAACTTCGCATCGGCAGGGGCGGTGTAATACAGATGCAAGCCATCGCCTGTTGCAACTGTGAATGTGTCTAAGTTCAGACCTTCAGTTGTTCCGCCGTTTCGGTAGTCAATGTCAAAGACAACTAAGTTTGAAGGGGCGCAAGCGATGCCGATGTTGAGCATGGGTGCGCGAGTGAACCATTTTTCAATGGATTCAATGTCAGTTGTTGCTGACTTATACCCATTCTTTGCAATGGGGAAGAATGGTGTCTTTTGATAAGGGGCAACAGGCAAGATGTGCCAACCTCTTTCGGCAAAGGCAATGGCGGTTGTGGCTTTTGTCATTTGATATATCCCTTCAAAAAGTCAACGATTACTTCGGAAACTGATTTGCCTTCTGACTGTGCCTTCGCCTTCGCCTTCGCCCATACTTGATCGCTGACTCTGACTGACCTGATTTTCTTTCCAACCATTACAACACCACACATTCGCTCATTGAACCCCAACACCAACCAAGAAACTCTGCATTGGGTGCATCAATTCCAACCCACCACAGATTGCTTGCAACTTGCCAAATAAGAATGATGCCAACTGCAATTGCAATTGCTCGCAACTTCTTTCCGCGCTTTGTGATCATGCTTCAACTCCATCCCAAGTTGCAACCTCAAACAACATTTCTGAAATATCTAAGACACAGGCATATTTGAAAACTGTCTCACGATAATTCTGATTCAAAAAGTCTTGAACATCATCATCTGAATTCTCATACACTTCAAGCAAATCTTGAAGAAATGATTGGTATTTTTGAATTGCTTCTTCCATTCTTCCAACTGCTTCTGCCTTTGTGAATTGTTCATCTGCTGAAATTTCATATGCGTACATTATGCAACCGCCTTTATCTGTGAGATGTTGAATGTGCAGAAATTAAGATTCAATCCTTCAAGAAAAGCAATAACAACTTTTCCTGATTTCAAATTTATTTGATCAATGTAGCCAATCTCAGTTCCCCCCATATGAAGAACCTCAACCCTCATGCCAATTTTGAAATCTTCAACAGTTGTCATTATGCACCTGCCTTTGTGAAGGTTAATTGCCAGTCATAGTTGTGATCTAAAATTTTGTGCCATTTAACTTCTTCTGATACACATGACTTAATTGCGCCACCTGTTGTTGTTTTCCATCCGCAAGAACATTCTGCATCGTAACCCCAAGTACCACGCATTGTTGAGTTATGAGGAATCTTTTCTTCACCTGCATAAACAAACCACTTGATTGTTACTTTTGTATCTCTTGCAACTAGCTTCATTTTCTTTCCTTTTCTGTGTAGGTCGTTCGCCTACAAGAAGAACGATACTCTCATCCATACGGATGTCAATACACAACACAAGCAATCTTTCGGGTGTCTTAGGTGCCTGTGGATAACTTTGTGTCACCATTAAGCCATTCCACAGGAGAGGGGATGAATGATGCTTTTAGTCATTATTGGGGGCGCAATCGCCGTCACAGGGCTTGTGTGGGGGCTTTTAGCCCTTGAGGACAGGTTCACCGCACAGATTACACATTCAAAGGGTGGGTGGGGCTATTGATCAACCGCGACCCCCTGTTTTCGGTTCACAATGCCCTCAATGGCGATGTGGTCATTTACCTGGAAGAGCGCGATGCCAACCTTGATGTGGTTGAGGATATTTTGGCAGCAGTTCCGTTGGTGCAGTTGAAAGGCATTCAAAGCCTCATTCTGCACGATTTGAAGTCAATTGAATCAGCTCGATTGATGGATAAAGCAAGATCAGCCGTTCCTGACCTTGCAATCAAACTCGCAAGCATCAGCGAAAGCGAGGCACTTACTTTGGCTGAACAACTCATCACCGCCGTCAAATATGCACGCGCTATGCGTTCGCAGCCTTTGGCGACAAAATTGGAGTTGGTGAAGTAAGTTGGCAAATCCCAATGGTCGCAAGGGCGCACTCTTTGAAACTTCAGTAATGAAGTGGCTGAGAGAACACGGGGTCAGCGCCGAGCGACTAACAAAGGCAGGAACCAAGGATGAAGGTGACATTGTTTGTGTCGTTGCAAACAAGACTTACATCTTTGAGTTGAAAAACCGCAAGGCGATCACACTTCCTGCCTTTTGGGATGAAGCCATCACAGAAGCCAACAACTATGCATTAGCTCGCGGTCTTGAACAAACTCCACCTGCTTATGTCATAATTAAACGCCGAAATGCCGGCATTGAAAAGTCATGGGTTGTTCAGGATTTAGAACAATGGCTTGGAACTAGGGAGTGAATTTTAGAGACTTCTTCCCCACATTACCTTTGTTGTTGCAGGCGCAATGCCGTGACATCGAAAACCCCGACATTTTCTTTCCTGAAGGAAAAGTCGAAGAGGCAAACAGTCTCCCAATCGCTCGCAGTATTTGCGGCGGTTGTATTGAACGAAAGGAGTGCTTGGAATACGCACTTGCAGAAAACATCCCTCACGGGATTTGGGCAGGAACGACACCAAAGGAGCGTGGAGTTTATGTTCAAAGAAGGCGCAAAAAGTTCGGTATCAATAAAGCCGAGACGATTCGCAGACTTCATCTGCAAGGAAGAACACCAAAAGAAATCTCAATTGCTTTGAATGTTGACCTTTCGTACACAACGCAAGTTCTTCGCAAAGCAGGGGTGAAATCAAAAGGAGAACTCCAATCACAACTCAAAACAAAAGACTTATCAGGGGGATTGCAATAATGATCAGCGTGAGTGGTTTGACATCAATGGTTGTCAATGCCGCATTCGCTCCACAAATTGCAGTTCCTGCATCCATCATCTATTCAGAGCGACCACCGCTTGCCCAGGTAAATCCGAAGGAAGTGGCTCGTGATTTGCTTACAACTAAGCAATACAAATGTTTTTCCGCGTTGATTGGCAAAGAATCAGCCTGGAAAGATGCACAAAATCCAACGAGTTCAGCTCAAGGCATCGGCCAACTGCTTGACTCTACCTATCGCAATCTTGGAATGGAACATTCTGAGTCTAAGGTGTCACAACTCGTGGCAACTCTCGCCTATATTCACCGGCGCCATATGTCTCCATGCAATGCATGGTCACACTTCCAAAAATTCAATTGGTACTAAACAGATTCGGGGGAATTACAAGTGACCATTGAAATTGAACACAAGCGTGTTGTCTTAGATGATGACATTGCTGCTTGGCTCAAACAATACAAAGATGCTTTGAGTCGCATCAAAGAATGGCAAGAAGTTGCCGACATAGCTCGTTCCCACCTTGAAAGTGCATTGGGCGATGCTGAAGTTGGTATGTATCAAGGCAACGAGGTTGTCCGATGGTCATTTGTGGAATCCAGGCGACTTGATGTGAAGAAGGCACGAGAAATCCTGCCGGATCAGGTCATTCAGTTGCTTGAGATTCCAACAACTTCACGCCGCTTTACAGTTGTCGAGAGTGGTGAGCAATGAGCATCATCACGCCTATCTCACCACTTCTTGATGAACCACCTTTTACACCGTATGAAGATGACGAAGAGGATGATGAATAAATGACATTCGTTGCTCCACACAAACCTTCAAAGGTGTTGGCAAATGAACTTGCCGAAATCATTACAAAGGCAGGTCAATGGTCGCCACGCTCAAAGCAAATTGCCATCGGCCCATCTGAAATCGGGCATGAATGCTCACGCCGTCTTGCTTACAAACTTCTTGATTGGGAAAAGATCAATGAAGGCGGAAGCAGTAGTTGGAGCGCCCAGGTGGGAACAGCAATTCACGCTTACTTGGCAGAGGTCTTTGGCAAGATTGAAGGGTATGAAGTAGAGCAACGAGTCACTATTCGTTCAGGTCTGTCAGGTTCCATTGACTTATTTGATGTCAACCGTGGAATCGTGATGGATTGGAAAACCACCTCATCCAAGCAAATTGAAACGCGCAGAAAAGAAGGCGCGACACAGCAACAAATCATTCAGACTCAGCTTTATGGATACGGAAAAGCACAGCAAGGTGCCATCGTCAACCATGTGGCACTTGT